GTTGGCCGGCCACTTCATAGGCCCTCGGATGTTGAGATTCTTTAGCAATTTCAAGTATGCCTTCTATTGCTTGTTGGCCTTTTTCAATGAGATTATAATAGTTTTCTCTACTGTAATCATAATCATTATCTACATCTGATTTATTATTGTCTTTGATTTGTGGTAAAGTTGAATTGTCTGTTTTTATAATAGATTCTAAAGCTGGTTTGTCATCAGATTTAATACCAAGTATTTCATTTACTTTATTTTCAATTGTAGTCATAATACTATTTATTATGTAAAAAATTACTATTTTTTATAATATAGGTTGTGATAAAAGTGAATTCTATCTATCTATAATAAAATCACCACTACAAGTAAGATCATAACTAGCATCAGGTGCTAAGGATTTCATTACTGTATTAATACTCCAAGAAAAACCATTTTCATTAGTGTATCGTTTTATAGTTGATTCAATAAATAATTTTCTTACTGTCATAATATAAGTTCTGTTAAATTTTTATTGTTACCAATTGTTCCTTTAACAAAAACATTAAAAGCTAAACTTATTCTTGTATTAGTTCCTTCTTTTGTTTCTACCATGTGAGTTAATGATGATGGAAATAGTATTATATCTCCAGTCTTAACTGAAAACCACCAAGATTCTGAATTCCAAATATTCCAATCTTTAACTTCAAGTTTAATTGTTTGATATTCATTTTTAAAGAATTTAATCTTGTCAAATTGTTCATCACAATTGATATAGAATACTCCTGATACTAATGAATTAGGGTGTGCGTGTTTATGATGATATTGATTTGTTTCAGTATAATTTAACCAAGACTGTGTAATGTAGGGTGTAATTGTATCTTTTGGAAATATAATTTTTTCAAAATAATCTTTTATTCTTAAATCTAATTCTTCTTTCAAATCTTTAAATATTTTATTATTAAGTATGTAACTATCATTTGATGTAATGTTACCTTCATTTTTATTACAATCAGATTTAGTCTTATTAATAAATAATAATTCTTTATTTGTAAGCTTTCTATTTAATTTTGAAATGTAAATTGGTATTGGAAATATTCCATTAATTGTTGCCTCCATTTTCACTTCCTTTCATTTTTTAAAATATTATTTCTCTATTAAATCCCAAGTTTGATTTTTTTCATTCCAAGAATACCTTTTGTCATCATTTGGATAAGGTATTTGAGATTGCCATTGACAAGTATCTTCATTTAATATCCAAGAGTTATAAGGTTTAGGTGGAATAAAAGCATCTCTTTGTTGGTCATATTGATAACCAATACCAGCATAATTTTTTCTAAAATTATTATTATATGAAGTTTGGATAATTGGTAAATGTTTATCTCTATATAAATTTCTTAAAAATTCTATTCCAGCTTGTTCAGTAGTAGCAATATCATTAGATACTACAATTATTTGTTCAACTATATTTCCTGCTCCTAATTTTGCAAAATGTGCCATATTTTATCTCCTATGCTGTATAACTTCCTGAACCATTAAATCGTAAAACTTTATAACTTCCATCTGTTGTAACAGTTGGTGATCCAGTCGTTGTTCCTGTATAATTAGTAGTAAGCATACGAAGTATTACTATTCCTGATCCACCTGATCCAAAATAAAAAATAGAAATACCCATCGCACCTCCTCCACCACCAGTATTTGTTCCACCATTTCCACCAGATGCACCAGCATAACTAGGATTTGAATTACCATTTCCTCCAGAATTTAAAGCAGATCCACCACCATTTCCTCCTGTACCAAGATGATTACCTCCTCCACCTCCACCACCTAACCCACCATTTCCAGCCGTAGTTCCAGCTCCTTGTGCTCCACCACCACCACCACCTGAAAAATAATAAGATGATCCTAAAATAGAAGAAGCTATACCAACACCACCATTTCCACCAGTAGAGTTTATTACTGAATTTCCGCCTACAGCGCCTGCACCACCTCCCCCACCAGCTACCCATGGACTAACAATAAAATCTGAATTATTGCCACCAGCGTTACCTTGTCCAGTAGTTCCTGAACCACCAATATTAGCGATATTACTCCAACCAGCTCCTCCTCCTGAACCACCAGAATTTCCAGTAGCCGCAGTTGCAGAATCGTTATATGTGCCACCACCTCCACCTCCAATAGACGTTACTGTTGTTAATCCTGCTCCTGATATTGAAGAATTTGAACCATTATTTCCTACACTATTGGAAGTACCACTAGCACCACCTCCACCAACTGTTATTGTATAAACTGTTCCTGGTGTTAGTGTAGTTGTAGAAGTTAAATAACCTCCTGCTCCTCCACCTCCAGCACCACCTCCTGATCCACCACCAGCCACTACTAAATATTCTACTGGATAAGGTGCTATAGATAAAGCATCTGTTCCTTCATTTGCACCAGAAGCAACAATCCAACCTTGTGTGGCATCAGTATAGACTAATGTAGCACCTTCTCTTTCGCCAGTTAATCCTAGGTTAGATGTTCCACCTTCTATTTTGTTTCCATTAGGATCTATTGTAAGTGCATTGGTGTCAAAAGTTCCTGCGTAATCTACTAAAGAAATTGTGTCACCGATTGTGGGTGAGGCAGGTAATGTGACTGTAAATGCAGAAGATGTTGTGTTGCAAAAATAACCTCTGCCAGAAACAGCAGTAAAGCCTGATGTTTGCACTGATTGCCAAGATAAACCTGCTGTAGTAAAAGTATTGTCACCTCTTAAAAATGTTGTTGCGTCTCTAGTTCCAGTTGCAGAAAGTTTTGCTAAAGTCAGTGTACCATCGGCCACATCTGAAGCAGTTACAGCACTGGCCGCTATCTTTGCAGAAGTAACAGCGTCATCTGCTATCTTTGCTGTGGTTATAGTACCACTGGATATTTTATCAGCAGTAATAGCGTCGTTTGTAATTCCTGAAGATGTTATTTTTGTTAGTGGCATTAGTTATTCTTTTTTAATATTTATACTATTTTCATCATGGTTAAATTGGCCAAGTTATTTATTTGTATTTTAACATACGCTTGTATTGTATGATAGTCCTATGTGAGCCATATTAATTTCCTATTATAGTTTTAATTTCATCATCATTTAAACCTAAAGCTTTAAGTTTGTTTAATGCTGATTGTTTTTTAGCTTTTTGTTGTGCAATATTTTGTTCATATTCAGTTTTTAACTGTTCAATTCTATCTTCTAATTGTTGTTTAGTAGGTTTAACTGCACCTTCTTTGATAACAATTATGTGTTCCCAACACATTCTTTCATTATTTGGAATTTTATTTCCATTATCATCATGTGTTCTCCAACCATACCAATTTGGAGTATCTAAATTAAAACTGTGTAATGCTATTTGTAACCAATCTATTTTCATACTGAATCTCCTAATCTAATAAAGGCCATATAAGTTAAATTTTCATTTGTGTTACCTTGAGTTAATGTTGTTGAACTAAAAGTAACACCAAATCTACATTTAACGACTGCTGTTGATGTTACATTAATTATTGCAGTTGCTGAACCAGTAATAGCAGCAAAATTTGATTCTGTTTGTTGAATAAAATCAGTAGACATAGATGTGGTATTATAAGCAGAATTATCAGTTGTTACGAAAATGATAGTATTACAATTTCTAACATCTCCATTTTTTGAAAAACTAGCATGAAATGTTACAAGATAAAGACCAGTTCTTGGAAAAGAAAAATTACCAGAAGTTTGCGACATTCCAGTTCCTTTTTTCGCAAAAAAATTAGTATCAACTCTTTCAAGATTTGAGGATATTGGGTTTGCGTCTCCAGATAATTGTGTAGTTAGTCTCCACATATCTACTTCTGTAATTCCTTCAACACTTACAAAACTTAAAACCCCACTTCCATTTGTTTGAAGGACTTGACCTGAACTTCCATCTGCACTTGGAAGAGTTAAAGTTAAATTTGATGCTAAACTGTCAGGAGATTTTAGAGCAACATAGTTTGAACCATTGTCAGTATCTTCTGGTAATCTAATTTCAGAACCAGCAGTAGAATTTCCTGTAATTGATAATGGAGATGTAATTGATAATTTGCTTGATGTAATTGCTGCACCTGATGCAATATCAGCATTAACAATCGATGTTCCTAAATTTAATTTTGAATAAGCAATAGCTGCTGAAGAGTTTATATCAGCATTAACAATTGTACCATCAGCTATCTTAGCAGAAGTTACGCTACCTGTATCTATTGAACCTGCTTTAATTTTATTAATAGGCATTAAGTATTCCTTAATTTATTTATATATTTATATGTTTATTCATCTGTGTCTGTGGTTTTATTATAAACACGGCCATCACTAAAAACCTGTATAGTTGTTGTAAATCCAAAATCATCATCGGCATCGGCATTTGAAGGATTTGGTGTTACTGTAATACGCTCTTCTCTTGCTTTGTTTGTTGTGTCCACATTACTGTAAACATCCGATTGAACAGTACGAATAACCTTTTGTGTACTTGCTGGCCCAAACAAATAAGTTTTAGCAGTAAACGCTAATGTATATATAACTGCTCTTCGTGTTGTAAAATCACCAGTATAACTGTCTTCGTAATTTACAGTAT